ATCAATCATTATTAAATTTTGTATTAAATAAGACTTTTGAATATACTGTACAAACAAGTAAAGGTATTGAGACTTTTTATTCATGTAATAGTTATTCGTATGATGCTGATACTATGGTTGGTGATTGTGGTTCTCCGATTTTTGTGACTCAAAAATCAAATTTGCATAAAGTATTTGGATTACATATTGCTGGTGCGGAAGGTGTTGGTGCTCTTGTATTGACTGAGCGTTCATATCTTGAGGAAATGTATAATAGAATGTTGGAGTTTGGTAACCAGTGTAAACTTATTCCATTAGATGTAGTTGAACCATGTGATTATAAATATATTCCAATAAAAGTAGATGATTGTATTAGTATTGTGGGTAATTTAAAACCTGGCATTGTATATCGTCAAAAAGATAAAACAACGATAGTAAAATCATTTTTGTTTGATAAAGCTTTTGAACATTCCACTGAACCTGCATGTTTGTCTCCTGTGAATGGTAAAGATCCTCTTCGTATTGGTATTGTTAAAAATTTTTCTCCTGAATATCCTCTTCCTTTTGATGTATTGTTATTTTGTGCTCAAGATTTATCAAATTCCATTTGTTCATTGAATTCACCATATAAAAAGTATAAATTTCTTGATAATCATTCCAATATTAATGGTATTGTAGGTGATCCATATATATGTAGATTAAATATGCAATCTTCTGCAGGCTTTCCATGGGTATTGTCAAAAAAAGGAAATTTTGGTAAGAAATTTCTTTTTGAAGGAGAGGATGGTTTTTTGACAATGAAACCTGAATTAGAAACATCATTTATAGAATTAGATAATTCATTCCAGCATGGGGTTATTCCTCCAGTGATCTTCGCAGATATGAAAAAAGATGAGAGGAGATCACTGGAAAAGGTAATTGCATGTAAAACTCGAATCTTTAGTTGTGGTCCTGTAGATTTTAATTTGTGTGTGCGTAAGTATTTTCTTCCTTTTATGGCTCACTGTATGTATAATCATGTGTATTCTGAAATATCTGTAGGTATCAATCCACATTCCGATGAATGGGGTATGTTTTTTGATCGTGTTGAGAAAACCGGACATCATTGGATTGCTGGTGATTATGGTGGGTATGATAAAAAACTTCCTTATTCTGTATGTATGGCTGCATTGCAAATTGTGAATGATTTTTATAGTAATGAGAATAATTTAGTGCGTGAAGCAATTGCAGAGACTATGTTTAGTTCATTCCATTTAGCATCTAAAACTATTTATAAAACTCATCATGGTATGCCTTCTGGTGTTGCTGTTACTGCTGTATATAATTCATTATGTAATTCTCTTCTTTTTCGGTTTGCTTTTTTTTGTATTTGTATTGAAAATGGTAAAAATCCATATGTATATTTTGAGAATTTTTCTGATTATATTGCTATTCGTACGTATGGAGATGATCATATTGTTCGTGTTCATGATGATGTTTCTTTTTTTAATATGATTTCACTTTCTTCTTTTTTTTCTTCTATTGGTTTAGAGTATACTACAACCACAAAAAATTCCATTTCACAACCGTTTGTTTCTGAAGAAGAGCTTTCGTATTTGAAGAGGAAGTTTGTTAAGAAAAAAGGTATCATGTTGGCTCCTCTTGAAATGGCATCAATACAAGAAATGATAAATTGGCATAGATCAGATATTGATGCAAAAGATGCTCTAACCCAAAATATAAAAGCGGCATTGTTAGAGATGACTCATTATTCGCGGAATGAGTGGGAAGTATTTTACTCAAAAATTGCCAAAGTTTGCCGTGAAGTAGGATTTCGAATGCCTACTCTAACATATGACTATTGTTGGAAAATTATTCGATCAGGTGATACTGCTTGTGTTGGTGTGAACTTTCAACTAGATGAAACCTTTGAATTTAGTATGGATGCTGCCAACAATAAAGTCGTCCAGGAATTTTTGAATTCCTACCAAAAAGGGAGCGGGACGTTAAAGATAGGCTAAAGGTATATTCCGAGCAGGTGTAAATGACAGTTCCCTGTTTGTAAATTTGTCCCTAATCAATCGCATGATATTATAAATTTGAATGATGGTGTGTCTGAAGTTAATAAAGTTACAAAGTTTGATGATACGTCTGTTATTGATAAGCATGATCCTATTCCTCGTGATTGTATGAATTTTTATAGACAAGTTGATCCATATCCTAATCCTGATCTTGAATCTTTTTTCTCCAGAGCTTATCCTGTTTATAATGGTGTATGGAAATTGACTGATACTGGTATGATTAAATATTTATCTTTTCCTTCTGTTCTTTTTAAAATTGATACTTTATATTCCAAACTTTTAAATTTTCGTTTTATAACTGCTGATATAGAATTGACTGTTAGGGTTAATGGTACTTCATTTCATTATGGTAAATTGATGTTTTCTGCATGTCCTCAATTTATGAATGGTCTGTCACAATATAATTTTAATAAACCTCATGCTTATATGTCTGTTTATAATGCTTCATCTAATCATCATCTTTTAGTTGGTCCTACTGAAAATGTTGTTCAAAAATTAATTATTCCATATACTCTTCCAAAAATGATAGATCTGTATTCCTTGTCAACAGCTACCACTGCTGATAAGGAAGATTTGTCTAGTGAAATAGCTGGTGTTCGTGTATTTGTATTAAATCCTTTGCGTGGTTCTGATGGTTGTTCCGATGTTGCATACACTGTTTTTGCACGTTTTTTGAATGTTAATGTATCTGGTTATGCTGCTGGTAATTCCAGATTGTATAGTTCTGTTCCTCATCCTTATGTAGATTATAGTTCATTACCTTTTAAATTTGAAGGTTGTATTCCTGATTTAAAATTATTTAGTACATTTATTAAAACTGCTACATTTTCTGCTCAATCTGCTCCAGCTATTGAGGCAAAAGATAAAGGTGAAAAGAATATTGTTTCATCATTAATAGAAGTAGGTATTAGTAAAGTAGCTAGTTTAGTTTCCAATTATATTAATACGACATTTGTATCATTTCCTAAACCTCAAGATGTAAAAGGAACTATGCCTATGTATGTTAAGTATCCTAATTTATCTATTGGTCATGGTGTGAATGAAGGTAGTATGCTTGGTGTTAAAGAAGATAATTCCTTATTGCCGTGTTCATGTTTGATGGGTTCTTCCCCTGATGATGTTTCTATTGCTAAGTATGTTAATTTTTATTCTTTGTTAGCTGTATATAAAATAACTGATAAATTAACTTCTGGTTCTTTGATTGCTGATATTCCTGTTTGGCCTCTTGATTGTCCTTATAGTACTGTAGATAGTAAGACAGAAGATATGGCATGTTTGTATCACACCCGTTTATCATATATTTCATCTATGTTTTCACTTTTTCGTGGTTCAATTACATATAAATTTCAATTTATTGCATCTAATTTTCATAATTTTCGAGTACGTATTGCATGGGTTCCTCAGAGGGAAACTGTTACTATGCCTAATATAATTGATCAATCTAATTTTATTAATCGTATTGTAGATATTCGTACTGAATCTGAAGTAGAAATAACCATTCCATATTTGCGTGATAGTCCATATTTAATGTTAAATTATAGAAATTTTATGGGTGAATTGTTGGTCACTGTTATAAATGAAGTATCATATCCTCAAAAAGTTGTTCCTGATATTGAAATGAATGTTTGGGTTAAAGGTAGTTTAGATAATCAGTTTGCGAAACCTTTAGTTTATCGTAGTGGCATGGATACATATAACAAAGTAGATACTGTAATGTATGGTTTAGCTCGTACACCAGCTGCTCATTTTGTTACTGAGATTGATGATGATGAATTCAAAAAGATTCCTATTCCAACAAAAAATAAAAGTTTGCCATCTGATTTTGTTTCAAAAAAGAAAAATTTGCATGCACAAAGTTCTATTATTCCTTGTAACTCTATTTCTATTCTTGGTTTTACTACGGGTGAAGAGATTGTTTCTTTTAAAGAACTTTCAAATCGCCCGGGGTATATTGGGAGTATAAATCCTGGTACTAAGGGTGATATTACTGAATTTGATACATTTGTTCTTGATCCTCATTTTATTGTTCCTGATTGTGATTCTGCTAAGTCTGATAAAGATTTTTATGGGTATATAAGTAATAATGTTTCATTTATGTATTTAATTAGACGTATTTTTAGATATTGGCGTGGTGCTGTTAATTATAAATTAATATCTGTTGGTGGTGCTTCTAATCCTCCTTTGAATGCTTTTTGTTTGATGTCTGATTTACAACTCAATACTATTAAAAAATCATTTTATCGTTATAAATCTACTGGTACTGCATATCCTTTTTTATGGTTGGGTAATAATGGTACATGTTTTTCTGCTAGTAATAGCCAATTTCCTCAATTTTCTATTCCATATTATTCTGATGTTCCTTTTTTTCCACATGTTGAATCTGCTTCTTTTGAAACTAATTCGTTAGAAAATGGTAGTATAGGTGCCTTTAATATTCCTACTGGTACAACCTTTAAACCAGGTGATTATATTTTTAGTGTATTTGGTTCAACTGGTGATGATTATGAGTATGGTTATTCTATGGGTCCTCCTGCATGTATTATTGATAAATATATTTATTCATCTCCTGAAGATTATAATTTTTCTGCGAGTTTTTATAATAATCGTTGGCCAAAAGCATGAGTATGTTTTGTATAAGTTTTGTTGTTCTTTAAAAATAACACCTACATAGTTAGTCGTTAGTGTACCGGCGCTATGTTTGTAGACTGACTTGTACATTCCTAAAATCCTTTTTTTGAAAATTTCTCTTTTTAATCTTCCTTAAATTTCTAATAAGGTAGTTCCAACTACCTTGTGTAGTTGGTTTTTGTGAACTTTTATTTTTTTCTAGGATTTTATTTTCTTTCTCTTTATATTCTTTTCTGTGTTTTTCCTTGCATGAATTAGTTTACAGTTTGCTATTGGGCTGGAGTTTTACAACATCTTTTCATATTATTTTTGTTTTGATTATAATTGCATGTATTTTATTATAGTCGTCATTTTTATTAGTTTTAGATTTTTCTTAAATAAAAATATTAATGAGCTTTCAACTTTGTATTCGCATGGGTTACTGGCTATCATCCCTCCATGGTTGCAAATTTGAAAGGATGAACGAGTGGGTTATTGGC